CGTGTCTGAACTGTAATTAGAAAGTTCTTGAAACGCCATGGAGGCCCGAAGGCTTATCATATCTTTCTTAGATATCCCTTTCACATCTTTAGTCCAGACCAACATACTGTCGATACTGGACATCCTCAATTTCCCTATTATCTTACCCGTCTTCGGGTCAGGAGTCAGGGTTCTTCCGAGGAAGCTGTGTTCGGAACTCCCAAGTTTAACAAAAGGGGCCGGGGTGGCCGATTTGGTCGCGTCTGTGAGAGTGATGCCCCATCGATCTTTGAAAACTTTCGATAGGACCGTGGTGTTATATCTGTCCGAAACGGCGTCAGAAACGCCTACGACTGAATCATCACCAGTGGAACAAGGGGTGACGTTTTCTTCGAAGACTTCTTTTGGACAAAGTTGAGAAAATGCCAGTTTGAGACCACACCATACCATAAAAGAATTGTATAGAGTAGTCAGAAAGTGCCCTGAGCTGTGACCCAGGAGTGTGAGATAGACTACCCCTTCCGAGATGAAGTAGTAGGAACTGAGGCCGGCACAGAGGTTGTCTATGAGGGTCTCGTCACCAGGTGCACACTTTATCTGCCTTTTGGCAAACACAGCGAAAGCTCTTGAAAACACTATCCCGGCGCTTGCTTCTTGCTTACCTATGTCGGTGCACATGATGTTCGGGTGTCTATGGGTCTTCTCGTAAACTGTGGACCAGTCTATTGAGTTTGGATTGACACCCATAGCCGTTTTAGTCTGGCTGTGGTGTTTGACGAAGTCTTCAACCAAACCACCAAAAACCATCCTCAAGGCAATATTGTAGGCCAAATCGTGGCCGTAGACAATGCGAGGTAGATTCTTGGCTACCTTTTCCGGGTCCAGCAACTCGTCTTTCGGGAATTGCTGGGCCACGGGGGCGATGGGTTGTTTACGAGCTTGTAGAAGATACTGCTCGACATCTTCCCTGAATTTAGGGGAGTATGTTTTAAGTTGGAAATCTACCAGTTCCTTCTTTGTTTCTGTATACCGCCAACCTACATAGTTAGATGAGGTGGCGGCCGAACTTATCTGCCTGTGTGGGTCACCAAATAAGGCCGTCTCAAAGTCATACATTATACTACGTCCAGGTATGGTACAAAAACTAGCTACAAAATCAGGTTCCACCTCAGTATCATCTACGACCTTAGGGCCATGGTTGTGGGTAGCAACATTTCTGTTATGCATCCCTTTCCTGTTGATAGGAGCAGGAAGTTTGATTTCGTAGTCCGTAGACCCAGGACCTTCCTCGAAGTGTTGTTGAACAACTTTAGGTAGTATGGGGTAGAATTTTGAAAAGCCCGCAACATGCGTGTTCTTTTTGACTTCACCAATAACTATGGTCCCTTGTATACGGGGATATTCTTTGCCGACCTCGTAGGTCACGGTATCTGCAAAACCTTTGGGCATTGCTTGCATCGTGGCCACAGATTCGGGCTCTAAAGCTTGGCCCCTATAAATTTGGTCATCTTCGGGGAATATAGGTACAATTACAGAATCAGCGTTGAGACGAGCGCCGTGCAAGCCCTTAAAGGGTTTGTCGTCGTTTTCTGCAAAGTAAGGAACTCCGCAGTCGCCTGGCTCCCCGCCACCTCTGTGGACGAGATAGTACGACAAATGACTGTCGTAATAAATCTTCTCTTCAGCCAATTCCGCTTTGAAAGTGACTGACGAGTTAGAGACGGGTTCAAAAGTATAAGGACCTTCTGCAAAGATCACAACTTTATCGCCACTAACTACTTGCAAGTATCTGTGTATGACACCTGTGCAAGAACTTGGGGTAAACTTCTCAGGGGTCGAGATGGTCTTCCACAGAGAACGTATTTCATTCTGAGGAGCTCTCTTAAAAAGAACTACGCCCAGATCGCGACCTGCTGCAAGCCTCCTGATGGAGAACTGGTCGGCGTCGGCTATAAGACACGTCTTGGTGTCTTCATCAGGGATGTCGGGATACATGATCAC